TGATCCGCAATATATTCCGTGTTCTGGTACTTAACGGAAATATTGCTAAGAAGCTTATCGACATGCAGTTGGTTAGCTAATGGCATAACCTACCTCCTTAGCTCATCCGTTACGGGATGGACTTGAAGAACGGGTTGATGAAAACGTCCGCGATGGTTCCGGTCGCCGCGACGGTCGGGCCAACCAAGATTCCACCAACGTACGAGCCTGCGGTTGCATCAACGTGAGGAATCCCGCGACCGGACGAATCCGATGCGACGAGGTTTCCGCTCGTGACGGTGTCGTTAAAGAACACCTTTGCAAGGGTTCCGGGTCCTGCGACCGGGATTGCAGAGGTCGTATCCTTAACCGTATCGAGCGTGACTCCGAAGAGTGGGCTCGTAACGGCTGCCGGATACTTTACAGTTTGCGCGGTGCCTGTTACGGCGCTCACGAAGCGGTAAGCTGCGAGCGTCGACTGCACCTTAAAGGAAAGTGGCGGAATATGTGCCATGTTAATCCTCCATCAGTGGAGAAGTGACCCTTACTCGGCTTCGGCCATAGTTTGGATCGCGGCCGACTCACGAGGGCGAACTTCTTTCGTAACAGCCTTATAGGCCGTCTTGTAGTCGCACTTGTGTTCAGCGATGTACTTCTCGATTTTTTCGTTAATAGCATCGTCTGAATTGCCGCTCTTCTTCAGACCCTCGGTCGAACCTTCTGTGCGGTTAACGTCCAAGGCGGAATGCAATTTCAGGGTTTCTTTGATCAGATCTTTTTTGCTGAGCTTCTTTTCCTCGTCGCCCACTTTTAGCGCGTATTCTTTTTTGTCCGCGCCGAGGATTTCGAGGATAAAGGGCTTCATCGCCGGCGTTGCGAGATTCTCGCTAACGAGCTTATCGACGAAGGCTTCGGTTTCGGCCTTTTCCTTGGCCTCGAATGCCGCACGCTCGCGCGCGACCGAATCTTCTTTGAACTTCTTCAGTTCAGCGATTTCGCTATCCCGAGATTCGAGATCAGTCGTAAACTTCTTGAGCTGGGCCTGAGCCTCTTCGGCTTTCGCCTTTTCTGCCTTCAGTTCCAATTCAAGCTTGATCTCGTTTTCTGTAGGCATAGCCCCTCCATCGTTGTCCAAAGAAAGTTCGTACCGCCTGACGATAGCCTTATTCTCGTCCTGTTCGTAAATTTTAATTTTTGCTTCTGGGTCCAGTCCGTAGAGCGCAATGATATCCGAAAGATTCTGAACGCCAGGCAAATCGGCGCCGAGAAGAGCAACGGCACCAACAAGATAAGGATACTTCGTACCGTTTACCGTGATGTTCCAGTATATCTCGCTCGAAACTCTCTTATATGCCTTCGTCTGAATTAACTCGTAGATCTTCTCTGGAATATCGACGAAGTCGGCGACGAGCTTTTTCCCGACGCGATAGATGTTTCCGATCCAGCCCGCAGCGGGAAGACCGTCAGCCTGGATAAGCTTCTGGTCTTCCGTATGACCAAGTTTAAGCGCTGGTGTCCAGCTCTTGCTGGTCGCATTAAACGCGCGAACCATCTCATCGATATCCGCCTCGGTGTAGGTGTCTCCGTTCCATGTACCGGCCGAGAATATTTCGACTCCGTTAATCGACTTAAGGGTTGGCATCTTTATCCTCCGCTCGTCCGATTTCTGAGTTCAAGTTCGCGAATACGATTAGAGTGCGTTTCTCCGACCGACTCCTGCTTAAGCATTCGCCGCTCGTGATTCTCCACCTTCTCGATTACAACAGCGACGTTTTTATTAAGGTCGCTTACGTTATCTGCGATTGAGTTTAACTGTACTCCGACCCAGCCGACGATTACCGCTAAAGCCCAGACCGCGACTTGAAATGTAACGTCTTGAAGTTTCACTGCGTGGGGAATCCTTTCCCTTTGTTCTCTTCGATAAAGTCATCGATTGGTTTTGATCCGACTCTCGTATCAACCTCATACTCTTCGAACTTCGTAATCGGGATCAGAAGCGATCGACAATTAAAGTGCATCGGCGGAACCGGCTGCGTGCCTGACTTGAAGATTTTTCCGTCGAGTCCGCGACATATATCCGAGGTCGAATCGTCGAGAATCGCGCTGTATTGGTACGCCGTAACGACGCCGGAGTCTTCGAAGAACGCAAGGCGACCCTTGTTGAGTACCTCGGTGTGCTTCGTGCGCGCATACCTCTCGATTGAAACCAGCGCGTCGTCGTAAAGCTGTTCGCCCGCTAGAGATACGACCGACGAAAGTGGCCGTCCGTCCTTAATCGCCGCAATTACTTCCTGGCGAGCCTGCTTCGTGAGCTGATATTCCCAGTCTCCGATAAAATTGAATAGTTCCTTCTCGAGAAGCTCGAGGAACTCTGATTCAGGCTGAGGAAGCGCGTAGACGTTCTTAAACAGCTCGCTCGAAGCTGTCTTCTTACCCTCGTTGTAAATGTCGCGAAGGCTTCGCTTAAGCATCAGCTTGAGTTCGTTCTTTCGTTTAAGCCTAACGGAATCGAGGCGTCCGGCATCACCGCTCTGAATGACCTTCTTCTTCGCGATTTGCTCTAGCATGTCGTCGATCATGAACTGAACGAGAGGTTTCGCGTCGCGCGCAATGGAGTCGTCGTAGGCTTCTAGCTGTTTTTGGATCGCTTTAAAATCACACTTCTTGTGATAGTCGCCTCGTGGAAACGCTCCGAGCTTAAATTGTTTTGCTTCGGATTCGGCTGGTTCCTTCTCTTTGTTCTCGGTCTCTTTTTTGACGTCATCCGTGACGTCTTGCCCGGCCTTGGATTTATCATCTTCTTCCCCTGGACTCTGATTTGGCATCAGCTGTGCGGGCGGCGCTTCGCGGTCGACTTCCCCTTCGGGAAACTTCACGATGCTCCGGAAGTGGTTAATTTCTTCGTCCGACGCCTTATAGAGGCGACCCTTGACGGCCTCGATCCAGATCCTTGCGCCTTCGATCGCATCCGCGTCGTTAATCGGGCGTAGCTTAAACTTCGGATAGTTGTCGACGTATCCATGGTTGTAGAACACGATCGGCCAGATGATCTCGTTGTTAACGATATCCTCGAGCGCTTTACGCCTGCGCATGATGTGTTTCACAAAGATGTTTATTTGCTCTTTCCCAAGAGCTAAAGATCCAGAGCCAGTCTGAGATCCGTGAAATCCGAGCAAATCCGGAATAAATAGCGAGCGTCCAATGAACATATTGAAAATGTTTAGGGCCTTCTCGTAAACCTCGCCGTTTGATTTTGCTTCTAAAAACTCGACCTCAATGTCTTTGGGAATAGCAAGCGCCGTCTTCGCCTGAAACTTTCTAATCGCGTTGTAAATATCCGTTACCGCCTGAGGCGGAGCATTCGTATTGTACTTCGCGATCGGCGTTGGACTTGCCGCCTTTTCTAGAAATATCGCATAGTAACGGATTATCTGCCGCTTCGTAAACCAGGCCGCATAAGCTGGGCGCAGGTCACTCTTGCCATAAGGATTTTGAAACTTGCGATTTAGCACGTAATGAATAAGCGACCTTGGCTCGACGTCAATCGAGCTATACGGCCCACGCTGCTCGTACCTCTCGACATTGCCATGGACGTCAGTATGAATAATCCACGTTGCCGGATGACGCGTCTTTAGCGCATTGAGAGTAAGAGAACCGTCCGGGCGGTTCTTGAATATCTTCTCGGTTAGCGAAAAGCCGAACTCGTATGCCGATAAGATCTCTTCGAGAGAATCGTCGAACGGAACGGAAGCATCCTCGCACAGAGCGACCTTAATATCTTCGACGATTTCGTCTTGGCCGTCTTCCTCCGGAAAAATATCCCAGCCGGATCCGATAACGAGGTCTTTTTTTAATTGAAGGCAGACCGATACCTGATCGTCGTCGAGCATCTCTTCGTAAAGTCTATAGTCGCCGGTCTTCTGATAGAGATCGTCCGGGTTGTATGGTTTTAACAGTGAGTCGGGAACATAGGAGCTCTCGGCGAAAGTCTTCTCGGCAATCCCGAAGTAAAGGTCAGCAACGAGGTTCTCTGAGTGCTCGCTCTTTGGTTTCGTCAATGCTGTCGCGGTCGCTGTCTCTGCCATTAGCACCTCAGAGTAAGATTTTGCTTCCTATGTTGTTATATAACTCAAGCCCGCTTGACTCGATACACATCTGCAAAGCAATCGCGGCAGCAATGATAGTATCGTCGTGTTTGCCGTCGGCTGCTTGAATTTTTCCATTTTCATTTACGAGTGTCAGACACTCCTGAAGAGTCTGCTCGTCGTTTAAATTATAATTTCGATCTTCGATCGCATCGATAAACGCGTCTAGCATGATCGGGCGAGTAACCTTATCAGTCACCCAGCCCGGACGCGGATCGCGTTCATCTCGCGCGGTATTCAACCATCGATGAAAGAGATTCGGATAGCGGATATGTTCGTCGAGCTCTAGAAGTACCGCGTGACCATGATTGTTTCTCTCTACTCCGAGAAGCGGATGCATCCTTCCGCCCGAGACATACATCTCGCAGAGTTTCGCGAGTTGGTCCGCAAACTCCGACGGCTTTAGGTTTCCTCGAATCGTTGCGACCTGCTGACGAGTGGTCGTATTAATCATGCAGGCCGCGGACCAGTCTCCGCCGACGCCTTCGGCAGCATCGGCCCCGACCACGTAGAAGTGATTCTTGTTATATCGCTCGAAGATCTTTATCGGCCCGTCGACTTCGATCGGCTTAGGCGCTTTTAAGAGAAGTTCTTTAATCAGAGTCAGGTCAAAAACGGCCCGCCCGCTCGCAAGAAAGCACGATTGGTCGTCCTCTGGATATTCCTGAATAAAGAGTGACTTTAGGTCCGAGCGCTTAAAGCGACGGAACGCTATCTGTGCCGGCGTAATCTTCACGCCGTAGAGTCGATCCGCCTTCTCTATAAACTCGACTTCCTCTTCTGTTAGTTCGCCTATCTCGGCGTCCGGGATCTGATACTCGTGGTGCATGTACCATGGGAAAAATAAGTTTTCGTAGGTAGAACTGCGGTCCATCCAGTCTTCGTAGAAATGATTTCCCATACCGTTCGGAGTCGTTTCGACCGTCACCTTGCCATGAAGAGGAACGGCCTCGATCGTGGCCTTTAGCCGGCTTGGGTCCTGGACAAACGCTGCCTCTGAAATGTGAAGGTTTTGAATCGTATCGCCGCGCGACTCAAGGTCGCAGTAAATTCGAGAATTGATCTCGGGGAAATACATCTCGTATTTAGAGCCGCCGCCGCGGTCAACCATCGGTCGAATTTCGTCTGGTAGAAACTTGTGAGCACGCTTCACAATTCTAAAGAGCTTTTTTATGGAATCCTGCTCGTGAGCAATAATGCAGTTTGTAACATCCGGAGTCCAGATCGTGTCGTCAAATAGGCTAATGATACAGCCCGTGCTCACGCCGAATTGGCGCGCCTTTAAGATTCGCTTGCGCTTCGATTTTGAAAGTCGAATTTTTTGCTGAATACTGTTCTCGGCAAACGTAACCCGCTTCCCGTTTTTATCGACTATCTTGTAGAGATTTGCGATCCGCCAATTCGGATCACGCAATCGGCGGAAAATGGCTCGGCGGTCGCTCTGCACGTTTTTTTCCAAGCATTCGTAAGATAGTCATTCGGACGACCGAGTCTCGCGTCCCAAGGGCGATCGCGATCTCTTCTATCGACATCCCCTGCGTTAGGGCTGACATGATGGCGTTTTTCACTTCCATGTCGAAGGGAACGGGGATCACGTTCGTCTGATACGGATCATGCATCAAGTTCACCAAACTCCCCCGGATAGGTTTCCTCTTCAAACTGATTCATGAACGCGACGAGCTGACCGTGTAGCGACCCAGAGTGACTGATCTTCTCTGGCACCTTCCCGAGCATCCGGTCGAGGATGAATGATGCCCGCGTGTAGTCTCCGGTCGAAATGGCACGGTCCAGGATATTAACAATCAAGGACTCGATAGCGGGGAGTTCGATGTCTTTCTTTAAAGCGGCAATCTCCCCCCGCGGCAGGAACGCATAGTTGTGGAGCGCGCGTTCAATCCTTTCCTTGCTCTCGGCTCGGGCCTTTTTTAGGTCCTCAGGCACCGGAGGGCGACCCGCCGGGTTACCCGACTGACCTGGAACAAAATCGCGTCCGCCTGATTTCCCGCCCTTCATTGCTTGATGACTCCCTTGTAACTCAAGGTACGGGCGAAGTTCCGCGTGTCACAAATTATAATTTCAGTTTGCTCTTGAACCGTGGGCGGATATTAATTTTAATCCTGCTATGCACTTCATCGATTCCGAAGATCCGGTTATCCCAGAGTTTCACGGCGACCCCGATTCTCTCGTTATCCCTATCGCCATACCGATCAGCTACCGAATCGCGGTTCGGTATCACAGAATTAAAGTTGCAATGAGCAAACGGCCACGTGAACGCTCAAAGGACGAACGCAAGATTAATGAGCGTGCGCGACGGTTTCTGATCCAAATGATGGACGAGATCGAGCCCGAGCTGATCGCTGAAGGACTTCTGAGGACTGACGCCCCAGTACCAACCGACAAATCGGCGTAAATATGGCAGCAGAAAAACTGATGACCGAGTATAGCCCCACGATTAGCGTGATCGGCCTTGGCTATGTGGGCCTTCCGGTCGCTGTTGCGTTGTCCAAGAAGTTTAAGGTCATCGGCTACGACATTGATGCGTCTCGGGTCGATCAGCTAAGGGCAGGAATCGACAGAACGGGCGAGATTTCCGCGGCCGAGCTACAAAGTAAAAGTTTTTACCTTACGTCTGAGGCGAGCGATCTCTCGCGGGCGAACTTTCATATTATTGCCGTACCGACGCCGGTCGACGATTCGAAGCGGCCCGACCTGTCGATGCTTGTCGACGCGTCCGAAGCACTCGGTTGGTTTCTGGAGAAGGGTTCGATCGTCGTTTACGAGTCGACCGTCTATCCTGGCGCGACCGAAGACGTCTGCATTCCTGCACTCGAAAACACATCTCGTCTTCGGGCTGGCTTTGATTTCTCGGTCGGATACAGCCCCGAGAGGATTAACCCGGCGGACACGTCACACAAGTTCGAGAACATTAAGAAGGTCGTCTCGGCGCAGGACGAGGAAACGCTTGAAAAAATCGCCTACGTCTACGGATCAGTAATTGAGGCTGGCGTACATAGAGCACCATCGATTCGCGTAGCAGAGGCCGCGAAGGTTATCGAGAACACGCAGCGTGACGTAAACATCGCTCTCATGAACGAGCTTGCGTTGATTTTCGATAGGCTCGAGATAGATACAGCTGAGGTACTCGATGCTGCTCAAACCAAATGGAACTTCCTTCCTTTTAGACCTGGTCTTGTTGGGGGCCATTGCATTGGCGTTGACCCTTACTATCTAACGCACAAGGCGGCCGAAGTTGGACATCACGCCGAGGTCATTCTCTCTGGTCGTCGAATTAACGATGGGATGGGACGCTTTGTTGCACAGAAAGCGCTTAAGCTTTTTGCCGCAAGTCACTCAGCGAAGCCTGTTCGCGCAACCGTCCTTGGGGTGACGTTTAAAGAAAACTGTCCCGACATCCGAAATTCGAAGGTCTTCGACATTATCAGTGAACTAAAGGAATTCGGGTTAAAGGTCCAGGTCCATGATCCGATTGCGGACGTCAGCGGCAGCTCGGTCGAGCTTATGCCTCTCGATCGCCTCGTGCCAGCTGATATTGTAATTGTCGCCGTTGCTCACGAGCAATATCGGCAGCTAAGCGATGACCAAATGGCCTGGCTTTGCGGGCTCAAGGGAATCATCTTTGACGTGAAGTCTATCCTGTCGCGCGAGAGCCTACAGGCAAAAGGACTCCATTACTTTCGACTTTAGGTTTCCCGAACAGATCATAGAGACCGTCGAGAACCGAGTACTGTGGCCGATACCCGAGCTGTACGCGCGCCCGAGAAATGTCGGCCAAAGACGACTTGATGTCACCATGGCGCTCTTGTCTTCGAACGACCCGTACGATCGATTCGTCAATTCCAAGAACACTCATCATCATCAAGAGCAGCTTATTTAGGCTCGTCGTCTCGCCACATGCGATGTTGTAAGGGGCTGAGACGCCTGGCGCGATCGGCGCCTTGAGTGCCAAAAGATTCGCCTGAACGACGTTTTTCACGTAGCAAAAATCGCGCGACGCTTCGCCTGTTCCGAAGATCTCGATCTGCTTTCCTTCTTTCAGCAGATTGGCCCATCGAGCGACGACTGGGGCATACGCTCCGGAGTGAGCTTGTCGATGACCGAATACATTGAAATATCGAAGACCGATTGATTTTACGCCGTACACGCGCGCGTACGTGTCCGCGAGAGACTCTTTCATTTGCTTCGAGAGAGCGTACGGCGAGAGTGCCTTACCCGTACTCTGCTCGCACTTCGTCTTGAGAGGATCATCACCATAGACGGAACTCGACGAAGCATAAACTACGCGCTCGACGCCGAATGTTCGGGCCATTTCAAGCACGTTGTTGAGGGCTTTCACGTTGTTCTCGATTACCTCAACCGGCATTTCCATCGACCGCGGCACGGAACCAAGGGCAGCTTGGTGGCAGACATGCGTGATCGGCTCACCTTTGTGTTTTTGGCTCATGAAGATATTTCGCAGGGACATGCCGTCGCAAAGGTCCGCAGTGAAATAGGTGAACTTGTCTTTCCGATTGAACGCCTGCGACATGTTCGCATAGAAGCCGTTCGAGAGGTTGTCGATGCCAACAACTGAGTGGTTTTCTGCGAGCAGCGCATCGGTGACGTGTGATCCGATAAAGCCAGCACATCCGGTAACGAGAACTTTCAAGACTCCTCCGAGAACGCCCGCATCGAAACCCAGTAATGAAAACCACTGAAGAACAGAAGCGGATAGAAATTGTAGTTCGATAGTTCGTCCATGCGATAGAACGCGCCTGCAAACGCGAGTGCTGTCGTAATCGAGACCCAGAAAAACATGACACGTTTAAAGTCCAAATAGCGTCTAACGGACTTCATGGTCTTCGTGTCGCCCGTCGGAACCCATGCGACCATCGATCCCTTAAGCTTGTCCCAAAGGGCAAAGAGGTGCGCATAGTATGAGACTTGCCGGGCGGAAAGGACGTATGCGCCAAATGGTGCCCGGCCCCACATGGCAACGATAAGGACGCCGAAGATAAAGCTCGGCAACGAGAATAGGTAGTTGTACCAGAAGACGTTTTCAGGATGGAACCATACGACGATGAGCGCCGGCAAAGGCGTTAAGATCACCGAAAGTGCTGTTGCGACGTAATAAAACATGCCGCTGATGTAACACAGTCGAGTCATGAAAGACGGAAGCGGAGTCGTCCAGAATTTCTTAGAGAGAAGCAGAGACGTCGACCCCGTACACCACCGAGTTTGTTGAACCCAGTAAGCGGACATGGTCTCGGGACAGATGCCCTTAGCGAGATTTAGAGGAAGATACTTTACGCGCCAGCGGTCGACGATCGCCTGCCATCCCGTGTGAAGGTCCTCGCTATACGCTATGGGATAAGTTCCTCCGTGGGGCGCCAGCGCCGCTCGACGGTACAGTGCGCAAGTCCCAACGCAGATAGAAGCACCCCAAGTATCGCGATTAGTTTGCACCATTCGATAAAAGAGCTCTTGCACATAGGCTGCCCCCTTCTCGACCCAGGACTGTCCGGCTTTAAGCTCGAAGTATTGCGGCGACTGTACGATCGCAAGGCCGGCGTCACGATTAAAGTACGGGACCATTTCCTCGAGCATGTCGGGCCGAGGACAGAAATCAGCGTCGAGGATTAAGATCAGTTCACCTGTCGTACGCGCGAACGCATAGCGAACGTTTCCGGCTTTTTTTAGTTCGCCGCGGTTCGGACGAGCGATGTAGTTAAATTCGAAACGATCAGCAAGCATCGCGACTTCCGTGCGATGCGAATCGTCTAGGACCCAGACGTGAAGTTTCCCCTCGGGCCATCGAAGGGCGCGGACATGACGATAGGTATTCTCGAGAACCTCGAGCGGTTCGCCACAAGACGGCAAGTAGACGTCGACGGAGAGATTATTTGTGATCGTATTTCGTCGGACGTCTTCGTGTTTCGTCAGATCAAACGGTTTCCCGAAGACGCCAATCCAGTACGAAACGCCAAGATAGAACGCCGTAATGATCGTAAACGCGACGTAGACGACGAAGTAATTGTGATGAACCGCGAAAATCGCCATCCCGGCGACGAGCAGTAGGAACGAGACGAGGCCCCATCCGTAGATAAGCCACTTATTCTGGTCAACGTAGAGATACTTCTCGTGATCATTCGGCGGACTTGGGAGAATCATTTCGACTTTCGTATGCTCGCTAGATCGATTTGATACTCTTTAATCTTTCGATAGAGAGTCGCAAACGCGATTCCGAGATCGCGTGCCGCTGGTCTTACGTTTCCCTTATGAAACGCAAGTGCGTATTCGATTTCGTTTCGCTCTGCTTCCCTTAGCGTAAGTATCCCGGTTTCACGCGCCATCTAGGTTACCAGAGCTTATACGCGACTTTTACGTAGGCGCTCGCTTCCCGGCTCGCCCCGATTTCGCGCGCCGAAACGTCGGTCCAATCGACGGTCGAGACGCCGATCGCTCCGCCCATGCCGACGGTCCACTTCGCTAAGCGGTAGTCGACGCCGGCCTTCATGCTTGCCCATTCTTTTCCGTCGTGTGTTTCGAGCGGTCGGCTACCGGCCCCGACCCATGTGCTAAGGTAAAACGGACCCTTGATTTGCTGATCGATCGCAAGCCCGATGATCGGGTAAACCTTCGACTCTCCCTCGAACGTATGAGCACTTAGCGAGAGATTCGCGCCGGCAAGTGCAATGCTGGAACTCAAAAACGCAAAGACGAAAGCAAGAAGTACGCGCATATAAAAGACTCCTCTTTGGCTCTAGAAACGGAGTCTAGAAGAGTCTTGTGCTGTTTTTAGAATTATAATTTCTGTTTTGATGCGCGCGCTATCGCTGTTTTATCGCTGCTCAACTCGTACGTTATCCTCGACCCCATCACTCCCGCTCACGGGTGGCCTCCTTCCATACCTGCTTTGTCAGATGCCATTGACCACACCATTTGCATTCGTATGCTCGCTGCTTTACAACTCGCCCCATCCTCAAGGCATCTTGCTGGGAGAATCCTTTTTTCTGTCGACACGATCGGCGCACCCAATCGTCGTACTTCTTGAGAACTGTGAGCTTCCAAGCTTTGACTTGATGACCCTTCATCCCCGCCCGCCCTTCAGCCGCTCGAGTTCGGCCTTGAGTTCGTCGATCTCTTTTTCGAGATCCGCGACACGGTCCTTAAGATTCCACTTCTCGGTGCCCAAGCGCTCGGCAAGCCTGTCCCTATTTGCCATCAGTTCTGAATAATCTCTCTCGAGCTCACCGATGCGTGCCAACGCCGCTTTCAGCGCAGAACGCTCAGCCGGACCAAGACACGTCATCACTTCGCCGGATGCCATGCGAGCGACGAGGCCTAGTTTCAGATCCTTATCGATCTCACTTTCAGTCCGTAAGTGTGACGCGCTCTGCGGCTTACTTAGGTTTTGCTTACACCCCGCCTCGTGTGCCCAAGCTTCAATGTGCTCCTCAAACGCTTCACCGCAAAAGCTACAAGAATACGTGGGCAAGTGAACGGGGCAATAATTTGGGCAAATGCATGACTCCTCTACCATCTCCGACCGAGCCACTGGAGGGGATTCTTCGCGATCGAGGCGGTCGAGCACCTTTCCTAGCGCATTCACTCCTTGGCTAAACACCTCCCAATCCTTATTGAGATGTGCCTTTACAAACAACACATACGAGTAAGCGACATCGTGGCGAAGCGGGGCTGTGCATTCCATACCTTCGTCCGAAGACGTTTGGGTGGATTCTCTTTTCTCACTCATACGCTTCCCTTCGGTTTCGCGATCTCCTCGCGCAGGGCTCGAACTTCTGACTCGGCCTTCTCCGCACGCTTCCAATCGATCTCTTCTTGTTGATCTTTTTCGGCCAGCTTCGCCTCGTACTTCGCCGTCAGGATATTGCGCTGATCAGTCCAGCCTTTTGCGTACCCGTAGTTAAACTGAAGCCCATCGCCAGCGTCCATTTTGGGTAGCTCCATCTCATCCCCCATCGCGAGCAAGATGTTGTAGAGGATTGTTGCACCTTCGATTTGATGACGAATCTTGCTTCGACAATTAGTCAGGGCGTTGATATCGGTTGCGCTATAGATGATCTCACCTCTTGCGTTCAGTCCGAGGTTCTCTACGCCAGCATTCTGTTCGGCCAGCTTCTCAACCTTCTCTTTCAGTTCCTTCGGCAGTGTGTGGGTTGGGGTCATGGCTTGTCCTCTACATCGTAAATCACGGCTTTAACTGACTTCACTACATCCATTCCAAGCTGAATGTCCGGATGACGAGTGAGCTTGTAGCCACAGACATCGATAAACTGATCAACCTTGTCCGCAGGTATTCTGACCGAATAGTAAACTGAGGTGCGCGGAGCATACTGAATCTGCTGAATGTACGTACTTTGGATGCTCGAGCCCGTTATCAGAACGGCCTTCATAACACGCGCCATCGATTTCTCACTCATCGACGTCCAGGGCGGCCCGGCTTCTCCAACCGTAAAATATTCGTATCGTCGCTCCATCACCCTTCCCCCTTCCGCGCGGCTTGGAGCTTGGCTAGGGTGTGAGTACCGGATGCGCAGCACATATCACATGGTCGAACATCGTTTTCGCATTTCATCATAGCTTCGATTGCCATTTCCAACTCCCTGACGACCGGGCTGTGCTTGAGCGCTGCGGACCAGCCGCGTTTGAATGCTTCTTGCTCAGGTCCAGGAATAAATTCCCAGCAACAATCCTCCATCACCTCAGCGTCAGTCTTGGGGGTCATGGGAGGCCTCCAAATCACTCAGCACAAGAGGCTCTACACATAATTCGAGTGCGATGCTCTGCCAGGCAAAATCAAGCTGCCCGGTAATGTCTGTTGCGGGAAACAATGCCATCTGTGTTGTCTTGCCGTTTCTTCTAAATCTCAAAACCGGATAGGCCTCTCTGCCGTACGAGTATTCTTTCATCAAAGTGACATCAATATCGTTCGCGTACGCCCATTCGAATACGCGCCACATAACCTTTGGTGTTTCTTCAAATCCCAGGCTCATCCCTCACTCCCCTCGTCGGCGCGGATGCCGTGTTTGAGATCTCGCTCTTTACGTGTGAGGCGGGTCATTTGGAATCCTTTGGAACCGTCCATGAGATACAGCACCAAGGGCAGTAGAACCCCGGAAGCTTCTTCAGCTTGCCTGCAACAAGAATGTAGCTTGCATCTTTCATCGTCTCGACATCATCCTTCTTGCACTTCGGACACCTCATCTCGCCCCCCGTTTACTCTTCCGATACATGCGATGGATTGTCTGCTGCCTGTCTTTCCCAACCGTCTCCTCCGCACGAATCAGATCGACAAGCCGAATTACTTCCTTGATCTGCGCGATCGGGAGGTTGATCTTGCCGCCTTCTCGGCGTGCGATTTCCACTGCGAGTTTGTTTTTGTTCATGCTTCCTCCTAAATTTTGATTCCAAGTTTCTCTGCCACGTCCTCGATCGAGCGGGCGACGAAGCCAATGCCGCCTTGCTCATTCCACGACTCAAGGAATGCCTTCTGCTCTGGACTCACGCGGCCCTGCTCGCTCTTCACTTCAATCGCAAGCGGCTGACCGCGATAGATGCCGAGGATGTCTGAGATGCCTTTCGTGTGATGCACCGACTGCTTCTTGCGGTATACCTTCTTCGTCGGATCAAAGATGCCGATGGTGTCGACCTTGAACGCGAACACTCGGCGGAGTGCGAGAAATGAGAGAATGCTGTTCTCAATCTGCTTTTCGGTCATGAGTCTGCGCTGTCTTTCTTTGGTGTGCAGAAATGTGGTCATGCTGATCGTCTCCCTTCTGCACAAATTCGCTTCATTTTCGCGATTGCATTTCCCTCAAAGATCCACTCCTGAAACATCGCCATTGCCGCAACAAGATGACGGAACTCAGGCGCGGTTTTGAGGCGCTTTGCCTTTAACTCCTGATCGAGCCAAACCCATGGGATGATCTTCCATCGAGTCGGAAGAGTTCCTTTGGCGCCGCCGTTGGGACCAGCTGCTGTTTGAAGGTAAAAGTCAGGGCGGCGGCCGAAAGCCTGAATGAACTGCGAAAGTGTTATTCCTTGTATCGTTCGGCTTGCGATGCCGAGAGCTTGCATTCGCTCTTTGATGCATGTCCGGTTCCCACGTCCGATCCGTTCAGCAATCCAGTCACGATTGCGGAGACCAGCATGCCGGAGAAGAAATTTGAGTTGCGCGGCCGACCAAGGAGAATGGTCTCTAGTTTCTTTTCGCAAGTGTTTCAGGCGAGGATCTAGATACGAAGCTGACATCAACGATTTCATCTCTCGTTTCGTCAGTCCAAACTTCTTCCGCGTCTCTTCAAAGCTGTGTCTGAGGAAGTATCTCATCGCGGGCTCGCGCAAATGAGCATGCCTTGAGTTCCATTTCCCAAATCGATCGCGTAGCGTTGCCCGTGTCGATTGCAGGCCGAGTTTCTTCGCCTTCCATCGAACAGACTGCGGTGTTTTGCCAAGCGCTTCGGCGATCTCTGTGTAAAACATTGAGCCTTTGCTCGCCAGTTTCCGAAGCCTGTGTTCATCATCTTCAGACCAGCCGTATTCAGTCTTTTTCACTCAAGTACCTCGCGGCCTGAATGGCGGTCTTAATCGTGAGATTCAAATTCTGAACGCAATTGCACGCAGCATTCACCGAGTCTGGAGTGATCTTCTCTTTGGTCACTTCTTTCATCATGTGTTGAAGGGTCTTGACCGTATCTACCACTCCGAATCGATCGCTAATTTCTCGAAGAGCGACTTGCTTTCCGATACCGACAACTTCAGCGTTTTTATCAGCCACAATATCTCCTCGTGTTGAAAACCTAGTGCAAACAGATACCCATGTATGATTTCTCGAGCTTCGACCTCAGGGTCGAGAGGTTCGTCTCCGCCGACCAAATCTCTTCCATCACTTCCAACAATAAGATCCGCAAATGTTCCGGTTCCGTCTTCGCCAATTTTCTGGTCCAGTCGGACTGATGCCTTAATGAGAGTGTTGCGAGCATTCCCTTTGCGATTGATATACTCGTATCCAAATTCAGCAGAATTTCCCTGTTGCTTAAGCCATTCTTGGATTCGTCGTTCTTGCTCATAGTCTTCCTTGTCTTCTTCATTGGTGTCCCACTTGCCGCCGCTTGTGATGCCCTTCGGATTTCTGATGTATGGCTTGTCGCTCATGCCGCATCACAAGAGCTTCCTGAACTCCGAGAGTTCCTCACGGGACACACTTTCCTCGAGCAGTTTCGATACAATGAGATGCGCTCTGGATTTAATCCCCAGGATTTTGAACACGTTGGTCAGATGGAACTTGATCGTTTTTTCTTCAACATCTAGCCGTTTCGCAATCTCCCGATTCGTCAGGCCCTTTGCGACCAGTTCGGCAATTTCTTTTTGGCGTGTCGTTAGTTCTGTTCTCATTTTACCCCCCCCGGATTATTTAGCCGTCGTACGTATCGCTCAATCTCTGCCCTCACGATTCTTGACGTTGTTCCAAAGATCGCTGCGATTTCTGCGACTGAGAATCCGTGCATGTAGTACGAAAACATCTCGTGCGCCCGTCCAAATGGCGCGTGTATGACCTTGCCCATGTTGTTCCCCCAAGATGATCATGTGTCCCTCCCGCTGTCCCAGAACCAGTCCTCGTCGTGCGGTTCAGCTTGAGGCCATGGCTGTTCGTTCTTCTCGAGCTTCTCGAAATACTCTTTGAGGATTGCGTCGATGCGTGTGAAGTCAGCGGAGGGCACCCCGTTGAGTGCACCATTCCACTTCACCTGATCGAGATGAGGCGCAACGAGTGCGAGCAAATCGCGACCCTCTCTCATGCGCATCCATGCCGAGTTATCACGCATCATTTGAACCACGATGGGCGCCCACCAGCGTTTGTCTTCTGGCCCAATCCGGGTAAAGACCGTGGTCAAGTTCAGCAAACCCTTCTTTTCGCGTGAGAGAGCTACTTCCGACTTTGTAACCGTACTCATAAGAATTCGTCCTCGGGTTGAACATGATGCGACCAATGAAGCGCGTGCATCCGCCGTTCATTCTGTTTTTGGGAATTCGAAAAAAGGTTTCGAAGCGACCGTCAGCCGTTCGTCCGCCGGGCGCGATTGTGACGATCTTGGTCGCGATCTTTGCGAGATCACTTGAGCCGTGGAACTCATCAATGCCGGGAACAAGGTCTTCGTTTGCGCGGTCACGCTTCCGCAGATGGGCAACGAGGATGATTGGTTTTTTCTGTTCAAGCGCCAGTGCCCGAACCGTCTTGGCCAGTTCTTTCAGCGCGCGGTTTTCGCCGCGGTCCTCATCAAGATCGAAATAATGCGCGTGGTCTATGATGAAGAGGTCCGACGAGTGCGAATTGAGCGAAACACTCTCGATCAGGTTTTCCAACGTGAACTGGTCGGCTTTGTAGTGAACGAAGAGGCCTGAATAAGCGCCCTTCATGAACTCGGTGGCTTGCCGCTCGTATTTCGCCAGAACGCCCAGCCAGTCGCCCAAAACCCAACGGTCATAGGTCAGGTGGCCCCCCAGGTGCGGACGCTCAGGATCGGCGAAATACGCGCTTGCGATGATTTGGTATTTCAGCCGGCGCTCGACCTCCCACTCCTCCGCTTCGAGCGCAACGAAGTGAACGCGCTTCCCGTCTGCGATGTTCTTGAGCGCGATGTTGCAGCAGAGCTGGGTCTTCCCCATGCCGCTCGGCGCGCCGACGAGCACGAGATCGCTCGGAGCAATCCCGAGAAGCGCGTCGTCAAGGAAATCAATCCCGAACTTACGCAAGTCTTTGCGTGCATCCTTCCTAGCCGCGGTTTCTTTTTCGGCGCCTTCGGCCGCTGATCTGAACATGACCTAGTCCTCCACGATGTCTGAGTTTGCGGTTTTAGCGGTCGGTATTCCTGCCTGGTGTCGTGCCCACCCTCGATCGAACCATGACGCGAGCGTGCGCTTCCAACCGCCGATCGTCGTCGGGCATTTGCGCTTGTTGTCGGAGTAGTACACGAACGCTTTTTTCAGCTCTCGTTCGAGGTAGTCCGCGTCGGGATAGATCTCGCGTTGTGATCCCATCCATTCGCCGCCGAGTGCGAACCTGAGTTCTTCGGAGTTGGCGAAAGAAACAACCAGCTGCTTTCGAGCGCGTGGTTTACCACCGCCGAATGTATGTATGTCTGTATGTCTGTCTGTAGCGTTCGGATCACGTACAGAATCTGTACAGATTTTTCCGGTGGTCTGTACGGCGGTCTGTACGGTGCCCTGTTCGCCGGTCTGTACAGATGACCGTACGGCCCCGATCGCCTCAAGTTTCTCGATCGTTCGGATCAAGATCTCGGGCTCGATTTCACACACCCGATGAGCATGTGCGGGCACGATCGGAACCGTCGCCGAGTTCCTCTGAGATGCCTGACAGAAAATGTAAAGCGTCGCCTTGAGTTCGATCGGTTCGAAGTCCATGAAGTCTGGGTCTTCTAGAAACCGGTTGGAGAGTGCGAACCAAGTTGGGCGCTTATAGTCTTTGCGCGGGTTATGCTTTTCCCAATTGACCAGAGTTACCGTGAATCGCTTTGCCATGCTGAGTCCCCAAATTCATGATGCCGTCGTGATGAGAAGAGATGGAATGGGACTGCTATGGCGGAGCGAGCGATCGCGCGAGAGGCGAGTTTTCCCCGTGGTTTCCCCGTCTAGCCCGGGAAACGTCCGTCAAAGTTGGTACTGATGCGTACAAAAAGCGGGCAGATTTGATCTTTTCGGGATGCCAGAAGAAATGTATTTGAGCTGGTGACCCGGGCCTGGATCGAACAGGCGACCTACAGTTTAGGAAGATATAATGCGGGCACAACGAGCGTCTATGATTCATCTCTTGTTCCCGCCGCTTGCGCGCTTTAATTTCCTGACAGGCAGCTCGATTACCCGTGTTTTACCCGCCTCTAGTTTCGCAGCAAGTACACGATCGAGACCTGCAAACTGCACTGATTCTTCAAGCCCGCGCACGTCATCAGCCTTGAACGAGACGTAATGGCGACGTTGAACCTCAATGCTCGCGCCGGCGAACTTCTCGCGTTGCGTATCGGTGAAATCTGCCCGCTTGTTTGCGTAATACTCGAACGTTGCCCGCAGATCGTGCGGGCGCAGGTCAGGAAGCCCCGCCTTACGTTTCATCACCCGCCATGGGTTATTAATCCCGGTCATCGACATGTGTTCTTTGGGGGCGCCACGCTTCGGGAAGACCCAAGGGCTACCCTTTGCCGTCCCCGTCATCCGCTCGCGCAGCAAGGCCGCTACAAACGCATTTAACGGGATCTCTCGACCACGCCTGGTTCGGCTTGTTCCGCGCTCAATGACGAGGAAGTTTTCATCCAAGAAGACCGACTTCTGCTTCAGGCGAATTGATTCCGACCAGCGAACGCCCATGAACAGGTATAGCGAGACAAACAGTAAGAGCGTCCCGCTTGAGTTCGTCAGCACGCGGCCTATCTCATCGGGCGTGAGGATCATTCGCACCCGGCGTTCAACCTTTGGTATTGGAAGGATCGGCAGCGTTTGGAGATAGCCTTTGATTTTGCACGAGGTCAGGAAGTGCTTAAGAACCTTCCGGTGATTTGTGAGGTCAAGGTCTTTAGTGTCGCAGTACCGCGACCACAGCGGATCGTTCACCTCTGCAAGGCGCTTAGTTCCGAACGCTTTGAACAAGTGAAGTTCCCAAATGTCTTTGGTCTCTTTGAACGTGCCGGGACTGATCTGACGTCGACCCGGGACCTTCCCCAGCATCTCGGCTTCGCGCTCGGCGAGGTATTCTTCAAACAGCGGCGCGACCCGAAGCTGATGAGCCATCAGGCCGTCGCCGCGTAGCTTTGCTTCGAAGTGCCGCTTGTATTCGATCGCCTTCTTCTCGGTCGGATACTCGCCAAGTGAACGCTCAAAGTCTCCGCGTCGGTACCAATACGCATTGCCAACGCGGTATAAGTTTTTCTCGGAGGTCTTCTCGCGTCTCACGAGCACTTCTTTCTTCGCACTTCGTTCCAATCAACAAGTGCCATGTGCCGGGGGCCGTACCGATTGATCTGCTTTTGGCTGATCCATTTGTGCATCGTCTGCTTTTTGTATGGCGGCTCTGGAAGTCGATACAGCTCCTGAATGCGTTTCACACACTCATCGATCGTGATGAGCTCCAGGCTCTCGAGTTCCTTTGCTCTTGTCGCGAATTTCTTCATTTGCTCCTCGCTTTGATCGCGTTTACCGGCGCCCATCCCGCGTGTACAGACAGAAACTTTTTCTTCCAAATTCGGTTGAACGCCCTACCGTGCCCTACCATTACTTACCGACGCTAACCGTGCGAATCCGCGAGAACAGATTCTTCGCACAATTGAAAGTAGTTTTCGTTTCCCCCATCACTCCTCCAAAGTTGAGGCGTCCGGTTCGCTACGCCGGCCCTGAGATTTCAACGAGCCCGCAGCATTACCTGTTAGTGGCACTCAGACTTTACGCGTGTGCGTGTCTCCAGTGGTCTTCCGTATTCGGGCACGCAGCCCTAGTCCCGCCACAGCTTCCCACGCCGCCGCCTCAATGAAGCCATCCATTTCCTCGGGGATGACGCCGTCATGTAGCAACGTCGACCGAATTGGACTCGCGAAAGCCAGCGTGTTCGCGCACGCCGGATGGCTTCATTCAGGCGCCCGATGCGCTCGGGCTGGCGTGCATATTTATGCAGTCACTGCTTCATCGAACGGAGATCGATGAACGGAGTCGTCTGACTGCCGAACATGTACTGCGGCAGTCTGCCATCCCATTTCTGTACAGCTTCAAATTCGACGAGCCCTTTGTTCTGCGAGAGCGCCTGGGACTTGATCCGCATCGACTCCGCATCGGCCTCGGCGGTCTTTACTTTTTGCTTCGCTTCTTCTTCAATCCGTACCGTTTCGTTCTTGGCGCGCTGAGCATCTTGGATTGCAACGACCTTCTGCTCGACCGCCTGCTCATATGCGTCGTCGAAGTCTAAATTTGTGAATTGAAGGTCAGTTACGATCACGCTGCGTGCCTTGAGGTTTTCTTGAACTTCTCGAAGCGCTTCCTTGGTCACGAGTTCGCGTTTCGAGACCAGCTCGTCTGCGATGACTTGCCCAATCGCGTCCTTGATAGATCCGAGGACGACGGGACGAATGATCTTCTCTGCAAGCTCATAGTCCAGTCCAACTTCGCGATACAAATTATGGACCTGCTTCGGGTCAGGATAGAATACGACCGCGAACTCGATATCAACCCGCTGAGTGTCCTTGGTGAAAATGGCCGTTTTGTCGGCCCATTTCTCTTCGCGAACGGCATATTCGCGAATGCCTGACGTTACCGGGTTGTAGAAGTGCATGCCTTCGGGCAGCGGCTCGCCGACGACCTCGCCGAAGCGGGTCTTAATTCCGCGATGGCCAGTGTCAACGATCTCGAAGCCACATGCGGTTAAATTCAACGCAAGCATTCCCAGCAGAAGCATTCTCATTTGCGGTCCCCCTTTTTGTATTCCAAAAGCTGTTTAATCACGTACCCCGTTAGAATCATGAAGCTGATTACCACTACCGCGCCGGTCATGCTGCTCCTCCCGGACCGTCCGGGTCCTCACAAGATGTCCATTGCCTTCGTAAATTTCGTTTCTGTCGCGCTTGCTCCAATTTGATCTCTTCCGCACTCGGCATTCGCCCCATGTCGGCCGCCCACGTAATGATGTCCGTGAATGTCGGAGGGTTTGCATCGAGCTCCGCCGTTCGATCTTTGGAAAAGTTCGACACGATCTCGCCCGTATCAATACACACCCGTTCAACCAGTGGGCTTGGGTTCGTTTTCCGGGACCTGTTTATAAACATCGTTATCAACTTCTTTATAAACATCCCCATGTTGCTTAACCCCCTCGATGACCTTCTCAAGAAGCTCCAATGCATTTCGCATGTCGTTGATGTATTCAGCGCGGTGTTCTGGCGGCGAGCGTTCAAGACAGTTCAGCGAGACCTGAAGTTTGCCGACAGTGAACTCGGCGGCCCCCGTAAGCCTGCCAAGGCGCTTTGACACATCCATCAATGGATCAAGATCCATCACACCGATCATCCCACTTCTCCTGTTGGCAAATACTCGCGGCACCTTGGCTGCTCGCACTCACGCTTGTACGACTCCGCGATCTCATCTTCGAACTCATCAAGCTCGAGCTTCCGGAACGTCTGTGTTACGTCTACTTTGCCCCTGTACAAAACCCGAACGCTTCCAACACTCACCCTTCCGTCCTGATCACTGACCTGCCCGCGCAAGATCAGATTCGTGTCGAAGCGATATTCGCAATCGTGAATATGAACGCTCACGGCGCCTCCACGTAAACTTTGTTGCCCACGATTCGCACGCGCACCGGATGCTTCATGTTGCAGCGGAGCTCTTGCTTCACCGACTCCACAGTCACCGTCTGAATCTTCGAGAGATCGAGACTGCACGAGGGCAGAACAACGCCGCCGATTGCGAGGGCCGCGACAGAGGTCATGCCGGCACCGCCGCGAGAAACTCAGTGAACATCTTGGTCAGCTGCTCGTGGTCATAGCTCGACAGGTCGCCAGCGTGCATGATCGGCCCCTCGTCCCCGTGCCACGTCTGCGTGTAGATCACTGCGTTCGCGAGCATGTCGTCGACGTCCGCGCCACGTGATTCAATCGAGTGCACGCTGAGCGTGTCGTCGTTCGTAAGCGTCCAGTTGTGGAAATGGCGATCGAATGTGCGCCTCAAAACGGAATCTCCTCGTCAGAATCAAACGGGTTGAGCTTCCCCTCGGGCGTCTCGTCGTCACGCTTGCCGTGCTCAAGCGGCTGGAGCGCGACCGCATCAATTTGCGCCGACATTTCCTTGGTGAGCTTTTGCTTCATGCTGGGAATGATCGAATAGGTCGTATTCGTGCCCGTGCCGCTGCGAGTGATCTTGACGATAGCCTTCTCAAGGTCGCACTCCTCGTGAAGCTCTTTGAGCAGGTTGTAGACGGTCGCGCCCTGCTCAAATACTTTGGCCACGTATACGCCGTTTTCACTCAACACGAAGTTGATGCGGAAGCGGAAGCTTGCCTTTGGTGTCGACTCGTCAACGATATGCGATTTGTTGTCTTTCCAAACGACATAGAATTCGTGGGGCATGCCGCGGAACACGCCAACGACAGACTCTTTATCTTTGAGCTTCAGGAAATTCTTTGAACCACCGCCAATAGACGGGCTTGATTTAAACTGCATCTTTCTTCTCCGTTTCACCGAATACGTATTGAGGGGACTTGTTTCCCCACTGATCTGATTTCCAATCGACTTCAAACTTGCCGTGGCACGACTCAAGGTATGGGCAATAACTGCAAGGAAACTTCGCAACGAGTCTGCCCGTGGGCTTCTTGCGGAATGTTTCTTCGACAAGCGGATGAGGCGCTGGAATGTGCTCGTCGCTATTTGCCTGGCGAAACTCTTTCACGACCGTGTGTGCAATTGCATCGTCATACTGAAATACGCCATCCCAGAGATGGCCCGTCTCTTTGCGAAGGTAGAAGAATCGCACGGTCTCGATGTTGAGCGCGCGGCACTCGTCAGTCAGCATGAGCGTATGCGACTGCTTCAGATAGTCGTCCGGACCCTCGTCTTGAAACGCCTTAAAGCCCCAGTTCGCAGCCGACTTGCACTCGATCAACTCCCACTTGCCATCAGAATTACGCTTGCCGAATCCATCTGCGTGGCCAGTGATCTTTACGCCATCAAGCTCAAAACTCATGGTCTTTTGAACGTAGAGATCGATTGGCTTTCCTTGAAACTGAAATGTGCCAATCACATCGCCAAAGTCCACTTCGCTGTAGAGCTTGCCCGGGCCCACGCACGCTTGCTTGATGAAGTAGAGCATCGTGCGCTCGGACAAGTCGCCAAGCAGAAAGTTGACCATTTTGCGTGGGGTGAGCGGTGTTTCGGGAGCACCCATGCGCTTGAGCTGCCGACGCTTCACGCACATCGTTGCCGACGAAGCGCGATTGATATTCTTGTCGTCCTTGCGTTCAAGGTATTCCGCGATGAACTGATAAATCTGCAGCGTTGCAGACGGAATACTCAAATCCGCCTTGTCCTCGAACGCGGCGAAGGGATTTGCGACCAATTGACCCGTCACACGCACCTCGGTAAAAGATAGCGCCCGACCGCAGTGCAACCTGCGGCCAGGCAAACCACCCAAGCTTTCAAGGAGCTCAGATGGACTTTTTTGATAAGGCCTTTAATTTTGTTTCTAATCCGGCCACTGCATACGCCTTTCTCTTCGGACTTTTGGGTGGCGGAGCGGGCGGATTTACAATTCAAATGTTTCTTCACAAGCGAATTGTTCAGATCCTCGAACGGGAATCGGAGCGCCTTAAGATAGACGCCCAAAATGCAGTGAATGAGCGAGATGGAATGAAACAGAAGCTCGAGCAACGCGAGCATCAATGGGAATACGAGAAATCCGATTATCAAACCCAGATAAAAGCTCTGTCTCTGAAGATCCGAACCGCCTGGTGCACCATTTGTGGAAGCGACGTGCAACGCGACGGACGGCACGGAGTTCACATAAAACTCAAGTGCCTCGGACAAAGCTGTGGCGAGTCCATCCACTGGACCGAAGATGATCTGAAGGCTCTCGCACTCGGCCGACGAAAGTGAGAACATCACTTCACTCCCCGCTTGATTTCGTCCGAAACGGCGATCAACCAGGCACAGGCATTCCCAATTGCTGACGGAATGAAGAACGAAAGAAAGGCGTACGCGGGCCGCCCCGTGATAAAGAAAATGGCAACGCTGATTCCAAGCCACCCGAAGAAGCAGTTCCAGTTGTGATATTCTCTAGCCGTCATCGTTACCTTCCTTCAATCGCGCCTATAAAAAGGCGCACCAATCCATTTTGCCTAGCGTGGGCGATCAATCTAATTTAGTTGTTGCGGAACAACTAAGCCCTCTTCCTAAGGGCTCGAACAAATCACGAAGCTTCTTCGCCCGCGCGAACGGGCGGAAACAAACGCGCTTCAGAGACTTTGAGCACCGAACAGAGTCGGTCACGCGTTCGCTGTCGCTTCGGAACATACCCAAGCCGAGCTTTCGAAATCGTGCTGGATGAAACTCCACTGGCTCTGGCGAGTTCCAGGAGTCCATCAGGCCCATTCTTATCGATCCAGCGGTCGATCAAAGTACGCTCTACTCGTCTATTCATACGTCCAATATACCCTCACCTGTTCGTATTTTGCAATCAAAATACGTTCGTATGAAGGCGTACGCATTGTTCGTATGATTTAACTATTGGGAAACATTAGAGATCTGTTTAAGAGAAATCTCGCAAGACTCCGTGAGCCAAAATTCACGCAACGGGAGCTTGCGCCAGAAATCGAGATGGATCCCCGCGGTTATCAAAAATATGAATCCGGTGAAGTTTGGCCTCCGCCTGAGCGTATTGATTTGATTGCAAAGAAGCTCGAGATCGAACCTTGGGAGCTCTTTGCAGACCCAGATAGCGAGCAAAACCCTGCGAAAGTGATTTCTTCCCTAAAGACGAAAGCGACTGAGCAAGCAATTGCGCTCGGCGAACTGGCACTCGAGATAAGGCGTCTGCGGCTAGAGGTAGAGAATCTAAGGAATCAGATGCCAAGCCCCATTCAACAGGCACTACTCATCGAGATCAATAACCGGAAGTTCAGCGTTGAGCGCGCTTTGCGTTTCGTCCGTGGCGAGATTCGGAGTCTTGACGAGAGTAAGAAGCCGGGCGGGTCGTTCACCTGATCTGAGTTGATCAAGCCTTTCGATGAGTTGGTAGAGTTCAATTGCGATTCTCTCAAGCACACTAACTATCTCGTCGTGGTCCATGGTTCCTTTTCGCCACGGACGTCCCAATTCTTAACGTCT